GCTAATCAAAAACCTTATCTTGCTGTGAATTCCCCATTGGGATGCAGCATAGATGATTGGGCTGTTGCTAAAGATCCAATCCAGGTAACAGATCCAAATGGCCAAACCTTTACAATGCAGGGAGATATTCTAATTGAATATAAAACAACTTCAGTAGTTGATGATAAGCTGCCATTGTACAAAGGGCCTATCCAGGTACAGGGCCAGATGCTTTGTACTCTTACAACTAAAGCAATCGTTGTTGTATTTAATATCAGAACCTGGGAGATCCAATACTGGCCCATGTTTGAGCATAAAGAAACCCAATCAGCTATCCAAGAAAAAGTTAGAGATTTCTGGAATAGAAGGGAGAAGGAAGAATATTATGATCCAGAAAAACCAGGAGATTATAATTTAATTTATACAAATCCAAATGATGAACCTAAAGATTTATCAGGCAACAATGCTATTGGAGCTGCGATCCATACCTGGACAGAAGGCAACAATGAAATTAAATCTGGTAAGCTCAAGGTAGAACAATCACAAGATATTATTAAACAAGCTATGGGAGATCATGTCTTTGGATTGTTTAATGAATATAAAATCTCTTGGCCTGTAAGAAATTACAAAGCTAAACCAGAGAAAGTTGTACCTGCCCAGGAGGCATACAGCAAAAGATCTAGTACAATTCAAATCAAGGAGGAAGAATGAAAATAGTTTTTATGACGTTAGTAGTATTTTTTATACTTCTACTTGCAGCTAAATCTGCAATCAAAGCTATGATTAATTACATTGAGGGAGGAGATGATGAAGAAAAAGAAAGTAACTAAACTTTGGCAGGGCAAGTTTGTTTCTGTCAGAGATTATGAAGTCCAGGCTGCAATTAAAAAAGGTGGTTTAGAAATAAACCATGAAGGAAAAATTATGCAGCTTAAACCAGATGAGCTGCTGCACCTGCAGCCAAGCTCAAAGATATTCCAATCTAAATTTAAAGGATCTTATAGATTGATAGATATTTTATTTAAACCATTAACCGAAGATCCAAACCAAGGAAAATTAATATGAGTGATTTAGTAAAAAAAGATCCAATGAAATTTGCAGAGCAAATATCAAAATCTAATTTAGTACCAAAACAATTCCAGGGTAAGCCTGCAGATATTTATCTGGCTATGTCCTGGGGAGATGAGCTAGGTTTAACACCTATCCAATCGTTACAAAATATTGCAGTGATAAATGGCAAGCCAAGTATCTATGGAGATACTATGATTGCTCTTTGCAGAAGGCATCCAGAGTTTGAGGATATAAAAGAAAATATATCTGGCGAAGGATCTAAAAGAACTGCAGTGTGTGAAGTTAAAAGGAAGGGCCAATCCTGGTACAAATCTCAATTCAGTATGGGAGATGCAGCCAAAGCAGGATTGCTAAATAGATCTGGCCCTTGGCAGAGCTACCCAGATCGTATGTTAAAAATGAGAGCTAGAGGATTTGCATTAAGAGATGTATTTGCTGATGCTCTTGGTGGTGTGATTACCAGGGAGGAGGCAGAGGATTATCCTAAAGAGCCTAAACCTATAAACACAGTATCAGATCAGCTAGATAGCCTATCAAAACAGGCCATAGAAGGCCCAGGAGCTACATACCAGGTACAAGATGGTGTAACTGTAGCAGAAAAAGAACCTGTTAAAACTGATAGCTCTATGGCCCAGGAACAGGATACTCAACCAGAAGATGAAAGATCACAATGGGAAATGAGGAAATTAAAAGGGCCTGGAATATATTGTGAGGATCACAAAGCTTTTGCTGAAGAATTTGGCAAGGCTATGACTAACATAAAAAATCACAAAAAATTTTCAAAGAAAGAAAAGCTTGAATTTTTAAGACAGCTTTACAAAGTCAATGAAGATACATTGAGAAACGTGGTGGAGCTAGATAGTGGCCTTCATACTTCTATTGAAAATGAATATATCCAAATAGCAGGGGAGTTAAATGGCGAGGACAGATAGAAATAAATCTACTTACACAGCATCCACTTGTCCAAGGTGTCAAGGTACTGGACAGATCACAGGTACAATTACCAGTGTTACTGAAAAACAAATGAAAATGTTTAAAGCATTTAAAAAGTTTTTCACTGAAAATGGATACCCACCTTCTGTTAGAATTTTAGCAGCAAGGGAGATGGAGAGTGCCACAACTGTTTATAATAAATTGATGGCCCTGGTGGATAAAGGAATTCTTGGCAAGGAAAAAGACAGAGCCTGGAATAATTGGTTTATCAAAAAAGATATAGAAAGGAGGTAAAAAAATTTTGAGCATACAATCAAAGGAACAGATCTCAAACACTAGACTAAAGATCAAAGATGATTTGAGATCTACCAATAAAAGAATTAGCTTTCTTGACGAGCAGAAAAAAAAGCTTGAAGAAAAAAAGAGAGATCTTTCTTTTAATGAATTAGTATATGAAACTTTACTTATGAATTGGAAGTAAGTTTTCTTTTGTAAGTCAATTCTTCAGCAGCTTCATCCATGCTGAATACTGGTTTGATAAACCTTAATGGATCTTGCTGTCCTGGATCTACCACAAAACACATACTCTCAAAAATATTATGTTCTCTTAATGATTTGCTTTCTGCATAATCATCAATCTCTTTATAGCCTGCAACTCTAACAGCATGAGATATTCTTTGGCTCTCATGGTTCTTAACTATTTGGTATCCAGATATATGCCTGTGTCCTGCAACATAAATATCATCAACACCAAATCTTGCAGCTTTACTCATAGCATGAGCTTCGTTCCATTGTGAGTGTCCTGCAAAGTCATGCCTGCAATTTACTTTAATTGTTTTTCCTCCTGGAATATGGAGCTGCAATCTTACACCATGATTTCTGTACACTCCTGCCTGGGATCTAAAAATAAATTTATTAATATCTCCACCATCAGTGTTCCATATATCGTGATTGCCTCCAATGACAGCAGCCCAATAAACTCCTGCCTCTGATAAGAACCACTCAATTAATTTCTCTGCTTGTTTTCTTGTTGTTTCCTGGTCAGCATACTTCTTCATTAATCGGCCCACCCAGTTGTTTGTAATATCTCCAACACAGATCCCAATCATTCCTGGTGTGTTAGCCATAATATCCATGTCAGCTTTTAACCTACCCCAGTTACAACCATCATCATCTATATGAGGATCTCCAACAAAACATAGAGCAAAAGGTTTCTTTTCTTTTAGCTCAACATCAATAACTTTTGTTGCATCATGGGTTTCTTTTTTTCTCTGCCATCTTTTAACAGATCTTTCCACTAGCTCCTGCCAACTTAATTCATCCTCTGGTATATCCTGGATTACAAATGGAGCTTTCTCCATGTTATCTATTTTATTTTCTGATTTATATTTTTTATACAAAGCATAGACAGTATGATATTTCTTACCAAGTTGTTTGGCAGCTCTATCAAAACCTAGTTTATCAACTAGATCTATCATTTGTTTTATTTCTTTTAAATCAATTATCTTCGGCATCTTTCATTATCAGTGATAGCTCCTCTGCTCTGGCAGGGGTTTGATCTGCCCACTTACTATCTAACATTTCTAAAGATGCTACTTCATAGTCCTTGTCCTGGAGAGCTGCAATCATTCTTTTAAATTTAGTTACGTTTCCAATACCTAATTGAAATATCATTTCTATTAAAACTTCTGTTGCAGTTTCTGAAATATCTAAATCATAATCGTTGCAAAGGTTTTGGCATTGGTCAAAAGCATTTTGAAAATCTTGTTCAAAAACATTATCCAAATATTCTTTATCGTATTCTTTGCCATCCTCCCAATGATCCTCTACACACAAATGCCCATAGCCCACTGTTCTCTTACCCAGGCTGTCCAGGTACACTGTTCTTCTGAACCCTTCATGCTGCTTAATTCTTTCTTTTAATTCCTGCATTATTTTTTACGAATATTATTTAAAGTTGATAATCCAAAACTTCCAGAGAATACAATTAATACTGCCCACCAAAATTCAGTTGGTGCTTTTTCTTTTAACATTTGAAATCCCACTTCCATATAAGGCTGCGTTTGTGGAATAAAACAACAAGCCAGGATAGCAATAATAAAAATTGTTAGCAGCTCATCCTTAATAGACTTTGATTGTTGATTGACTTGGGCCACTGATACTTTAGCTGCAGCTTCAAGCTCCTTTGCTTTAACTATTTTATCTTTCTCAATCTTATGAGAGATAGCTCCAACAGTTTTCTGGGCCACTAATTGGAACAAGGGATTTTTTAAAAAACCTATAATTGGTAACATGATTTACCTTTATTAAATATTTGCATACAAATCAACAGTTGAATTATCTCCCCTGGCCCTTGTATTTTTTCTTTGTATATTTTTTATTTGGAGATTTTGCATGACGACCTGGCCTCTTTCTAGGCTTTGGCCTTGGTACAAAATCTGTAAATTTTTGTTTAGCCATTACTTGCTACTTACAATTCTTTTAATTGTTTTGCTGCCATCAATATTTTTTTCTATCTCTGCCTCAACTTCTCCACACATAAACTGCTTGTTATTCATCTCCATATTTCTTTGGGCCTCACGTTTCATCTTGAGGCAGGTGGATAAACTATCTTGTATTCTATGCTCAACAAGCTCTCCATTAATAAACAAACACAATGCAAATACCAACTGATACATTAATGATTTCCATTTAATTTTCCAATGTTAGCTCTAACACTGTCTTTCAATTTTTCTACATCCACCTGGAGTTTTCCTACATCCATTTGTAGTCTTTCAATATTAACTCTATTGTTCATCATGCCATCAACTCTAAATGTTAATTTTTCTAATCCTTCTGCTATATGTTCAAGCAGCATAAACTGTTCCTGGTCTATGGGTTTTTGTGCAGAGGCCTCCAGGAGATCTTGCTGCTGTAATTTATCTGCTGTTTCTAATTGGTTAAGTCTTTCAATAATGCCAAAATAGGCCCATACACCTATGCCCACTGCTCCGACAATCGCAATTAAATTTCTTATTGGTAAGGCAACTGAAGTATTTTCTGATATTTTCATTGAGCAATCTTACCTTTATTAACACCTTTTTTAATAACATATTTTTGTGTACCATTAGCTCCTGTTTCTACTTCTTTCCTTGCATACCTAAAGACTTTCATTTCTTTAAGTTTTTTTTCTACTTTCTTTGCGAAGTTTTCTAATGTTTTTGTATCTCTCATGGAGAGAGATATACACTATTTTACAAATTTTATTAAGGCGATTATTCCTGCCAGGATACCACCCATGTATGCTATTACTTTCAACCCACCCTTACCCATAGCCATTTGCTCTTTTAGAGCTGCTATATCCTTTGTATTCTGTTCAAGATCTCTATGAATATGGTCTAGCTTTGTATTAATTTTTGCAAGGGTTACTGCTTGAGCTGCTGTTTTTCTTTTCTTAATTACTTTCATTGGTCATCCCATTTAAAATTTCCAACTAATCTGTTCCAAGCATCCCTATAAATTTTAAATATCTTATCAGATAATGATAGAGTTTCTTTTTTAACTTCTTTAATTTTAAAGATACTTTCATCCCAATCTTTCATAAAGTTATTCCACATATTAATATTGCAAAGCAACTCCTCTAATTCTAGCTTCTTTAGAACCATTTGCTTGATTAGCAAAAGAGATTTTGTATTTTAATTGTGTTCCTGCTGTAACAGCTAAGTCATTAACTTTAGCCATTTTAATTCCAGTAGCAAAGTCTGGTAAAGCAGTAAGTGTAGCAGTTGAATAGTTAGAACCACCATCTGCTGATAACTGTAAAACTATATCTGTGTTTAATGCGTTAGTACCAAAAAAATCTTGGTAAGTAATAATAGCACCCATTTCAGATACACTTGATGGTGCAGTTATTGTTGTGCCTGTAAAGTTTCCTGTAGGATTTAAACCTACTGGAATACCACTAAATCTAATTTCAGAAAGACCTGCATTAGTATTTCCATTATTATAAAAACTATCAAATAATATTTTAAATTTTGCACCTTTAATTGGTG